TTAGGGAGTGTCAACCGCTGCCGCCATCTTGTCGCCATTCTTCATTGTAGCGAGTGGGTTAAACCTTAGAGCTGTTTCTAGGTGATCAGGTGCTAGGTGGGCATAGCGCATTGTCATTTTTATATCGTGGTGGCCAAGTATTTTTTGTAACGAGAGTATGTTTCCACCGGACATCATAAAGTGAGCTGCAAATGTGTGGCGTAGCACATGCGTTAGCTGTCCACGAGGCAGGATAATTGAGGTTTTATCCATTACCGAGGCGAACTGAAAGTAGTAATCATCAAAGAATTTGAAGCCCTTCACCGCTGTGATTTCTTCATACAGTTCCTTGCTAATCGGGATGCTTCTGTTTTTTTTCCCTTTTGTGCGAGTAAAAGTGATTCGATACTTTGTGACTTGAGATCTGGTGAGGTTTACGGCTTCTCTCCAGCGCGCACCGGTACTGAGGCATATTTTCACTACGAGCGTTAAAAGTTGGTTCTGACGCTGGCAGTCGTACAGGAGTTCTGCAATCTGATCGTGAGTAAGCCAGGCCATTTCCTTTTCAGCAATGGTGAACTTACGCATGTTTTCAAGCGGATTAGGTTGTTGCCATTCGCCCAACCTAATTAATTCACTGTATGCACCGCTTAGATAACTTTGCTCAAGGTTGACTGTTACCGGGCTTGCGCCGTTTTTCCATTTTTCACTAAAATAAATTTCGCCAGTAAGGCGCTTATCTCTGTAGTGCGCAAACATTTTAGGTGTGAGAGATGTAGCCAATGGGTTGCCCAGCGCGTCTACTATCAGCAGTAGTTTTTCATAAACGTGTTTACCTGCTGACAGCGATGTACCGTGTAGTTTGTACCAGAGTTCTACAATCTCTTTTAAGGTTCTTCTGTCTACTGTTTCGCCCAGCCACGGTTTCGCTGCTGTTTCATCCATGGTATGGCGCTCGAATGCTAGTGCCTCTCCCTTTGTGGCAAACTGTTTTCTCACCCTCCGACCAGAACGGCCTGCGGGATAGCATTCACAAATCCATTTACCTGTTTCTAGTTTACGTACAGTCATCGTAACCCCCAATTGTACTAATAGGGGTTATTTATACTGTATAAATAAACAGGGTCAATGTTTGATTAAGTGGTTACTAAACATCTGTCATAAGGTAGTAGTGGCATTTTGCTAGAGGTTTTAAGTCGTTAATCCCACATTCAAAGCTTGCGCTTCCAGGTAATGCGGTTACGCGAACTTTGCCTACAGGGATGCGTATCAGTTCTTTGATGCTTACCTGGCCTTCAATTTCTACAAGCCAAGTTCCATCTGTAATTTCGCTGATGTTTTGCTCTGCGATATAACTCTGCCCATCATCAATAATGACTACTGGCTTGGTGATACTTGAAGGAATGATTGCTTTGTCTAGCATGTAAAAATTTGAATCGTACAGATTGCCATCAACTATTTTCTTTCGCGGTACAGCAACAACATCACTCAGTAAGTTTTCATTTGCGGATTTTTTTGTTTCATTTGAGTCTGCGTTACTTCCATTTGGGAACATCTCGCCTTTACCAAAAGAAAGCCACTCAACTGATGCGCCCGTTTCAATGGAGCACTGAACAACCCAATCAGCAGGGAACACATCGCGCATCCAGCGTGTACCCATAGTGCTGGTCGATACGTTGAGTTGATTACATAGAGCCTGTCTTGTCTTAAATCCATATGCCTCAAGGAGCCTGGTTATAACGGCTTGGCCTCCGGTTTTGAGATCCATAATTCCGCCTCGGGAAACTTATTGGTTGACACTTCGCATTTGAGAAGTTATTTTGCAGGCGAACATTTCAAAACAGGTTGTTCACCATTTAACACCGCTAGTCACGGTTAAAGCACAAAAGAGGAATCTTGCCCTATGGCCACAAACATTTCAATCAATCTGCCTGTTCCTTCGATCTCGAAAGAGAAATACATCGAATTAACCGGGTTATCTGAAGATACCGTTGATGCCATGCTGAAGGATGGCCGCTTGCCCCGCCATCGCTTACGTAAAGATAAAGGCCGAGAAAAAGTGATGATTAATATCGCGGCCATGACAATCGACGCCCTGGCGGGTTGCAACATCGTACTTAACTGATTCGATTTTGAAACGCAGAGAGGGTACTGACTATGTTTGATTACCTGACTTCTAAACATGCGCATTTTGATGCCGCTTGTCGAGTGTTTGCGCTGGAACACAATCTGGAAGATGTGGCCGCTGCCGTTGGCATGCGTCCGCAGATGCTCCGCAATAAGCTGAACCCGCTGCAGCCGCATCGCCTTACCTGTGATGAGCTGCTGGCCATTACCGACTTTACAGAAGATGCGCGCTTACTTGATGGGCTGTTAAGCCAAATCAACTGCCTGCCGTCTGTGCCGGTAAATAACGCCACTGGCGAAAATATGCAGTATTGCGCGCTGACAGCTACCGCCAACGTTGGCGCGATTGCTGGGCAAGCGGTATCAGAAGAACGCATGACCGCCGAACGTAAGAACCAAATCCTTGATCGTGCTCGTGACGCTATCCGCAGCCTTTCCGTGCTGGCGTATGCTGTCGAAAGCCGTTTCCAATCCGCGTCAGTTCTGACCGTTGCTGTCGAAGTTATGACAAGCGGTGCACCTGGCCTGATGTGAGGGATAACCATGAAGCCATTTGTTAATTACCTCAAACGCCAGTCACCGCCGCCGCAGTTGGCCAGCGGTTCCACTGGCTGGCTGGAGCTGCCGAACGGGCAGCGCTGGAACCCTGGCCACACCTATAAATTCAATGCTGATGCAGTCCTGCCACAGAAAGGCGGCAATGTCCTGCGCTTCGTTTCAACTAAGGTCGTCACGCTGCTGAGTTTTGCAAGGGGGCGCAATGGCCGTTAACCAGACACAGCAGGAAAAGAACCTGGCGCAGCTGGCGCGTATTCGCCGTAAGCATTTTAGTAACAGCAGCGCAGCGGCGGATTGGTGGGACAAGTTAACACCGGAATGGCGCGGCGTAGTGCTTCACGCTGCTGGCGTTAATTCCGGATCGGATGTGTTCAAAGCAGCATTAAGCCGCTGCAGTTGGCGGGAGCTATTCGAGCGCCTCGATTATCGGGCGATGATTCAGCTGCGCCAGGGCATTTCCCATGCGCGCGTTACGTTTGAGGGTTTCGGTTCGTTACGTGATAGCGACTTTTCCCGCCGCACAGCTGCACGGCAAGAGCCGCGGCAGAAGTGCAATCCAATCCATACCAGCGAGGTGCAAATGGTTGTTGCACCAAATGCAGTGTTAAACATGTTGGCAAAACAGCAGGGAGTTCAGGAATGACCGTTATATCCGTTGATAGCAAGATGTTGGCGCAGGAGCTTGCCGCATGGGCGGTACCCCATAATTACGCGATGGCCTTTGTGGCCAAAAGCATTGTTAAGGGCGATCGCATTGGTTTGCACTCTTTCTTCTTTAATGACACTGAGCACCTGACTAACTCGCGCCATTGGCTTGCGATCAATGCAGCCTTCTGGTGCTGCGCATACCGCGAGGCCGAAAATAAGGAATCGCAGATTGAAGCCATCGCAGGAATCCGCGCGATTTTCTATACAGCTGGCGCGCTGGGTGCCGGGGAAATTAAGGCGCTGATCCAGGAGTGGTGGCGCAATACGTTTGAATTGCACCGCATACCGGCACCGAACTACACCGCCGTAACAAAAACCGTCTTTCTTCACTAATTAACCACCTGAATTTTTGGCCATCGCTTCGATGGCCGGGGATTCTTTTGCCTGGAGAAACAGAATGTTTGGAAAACAACCTGACCGACCTGACACCGCTACCGGCCGCACTTTTCTTGAAGTGTTGCTTAATGCCACCCAGGAAGGCAAAGCAGCTGCAGCAGATTTGTGTTCTACCCGCCTGGATAAGCTGGCCACCCATGCCGCAATTGAAGGTTTGAGCGCCGTAGAAATTATTGAGCTGATTCGCGAAGAGGCGGCAGCTATCAGTAGCAAAGGTGGTGCGGCATGGAACTGAACAATCGCCTTACAGATGATGAACTTAACCGCTTGATTTGGCAGTTGGAAGCTTACGGGAATCTTAAACGCACGTTGGCCGGGTTGGTTGAATTGCGTGAACGCCGCAATGCTGAAATTAAAGGGGGGAAGGATGAACATGACCATTAAAATTCACACCATAAAGATTGCCCCTAAATACCTTAACGCGGTTGTGGCTGGCCAGAAGAAAGCAGAACTGCGTAAGAATGACCGTGGTTACAAAGTGGGCGATCTTCTTTCGCTGTGCGAGTGGAAACACGGCAAATTTACTGGCCGGGAGTGGGCTGCAGCCATTACCCATGTTTTGCCAGTAAATGAAGTCATCGCGGGTACTGATGGCTGGGTGGTTCTGTCTATCCGCACAATGTCACCGCTTGAAGCGTTAACCTATGTTGTATCTGGCGGCGTATCTGACTTGCTGAATAGCGGGGTTGAATATGGCCGTTAAAACTCCGCTTAAGTGGGTTGGCAGCAAAGCCCGAATCATGCCGCAGCTAAAGCAGCACCTGCCGGAAGGTAAGCGCCTGATTGAACCGTTTGCAGGCTCCTGTTCCGTCATGATGAATACCGATTATGACGAATATCTGATTGCAGACGTTAACCCAGATTTAATTGGGTTTTACCGTGAAGCGGCCACTAATACGTTTGATCTAATTGACCGTACCGCGCTTCTGTTTGAGAAATATAACAACGAGCAAGGCTATTACGATAACCGAGATTCTTTTAACCATAACGACGATCCAGAATGGCGGTCGGCGTTGTTTCTCTATCTGAACCGCCACGGTTTTAACGGCCTGTGCCGCTACAACAAATCAGGCCGTTTCAATGTGCCTTATGGCAGATACAAAAAGCCTTACTTTCCTGAGGATGAAATAAAAGCGTTTGCTGAAAAGGCAAAACGCGCCACTTTCGTATGCGCAAATTATTCCGAAACGCTTGATATGGTTCGGGATGGGTTTGATGTGGTTTATTGCGATCCGCCTTATTTGACCGAATCCGGGAACTTTACCGCCTACCATGAGCGCGGTTTTAACCATATGGATCAAGGTCGCTTAGCGCGTAAACTCCGCCGTCTGGCAGGGAAGGGAATTAGCGTTATTGCTTCAAACAGTAATCTGGATACTGTGCGTTCTCTTTATGCTGATTTTGAGGCTGTAAGCATAAGTGCGCCGCGTAGTGTTGGCGCAGCTGCGGATAGCGTGAAAACTGCCGCTGAGCTTATTTTAAAGGCTGGCGTATGACGCTGGCCGTTAATGAAAATAGCCATGCCGTCGATAGTTGGCGGCGTGACACGTTTGCACCGGGTACGCCTGCAGGTGCAACAATCACAGAGCGCCGTCTGTGGGCTAAAAACCCGCAGGATTACGCTTGGCGATCACAATATCTTCACGAGATACCCGACTGGTTAGCCGGGTATTTTGGCACCCGCTACGAAAAGCTACTGGCTGGCCGTGATGGCCGTCGTCGTGCCAATACGTTCCTGCGCAAGACTATCGGCGGGAACGTATTGCCACGCCTGCGGAAAGTGGCTGCTCGCTATAGCCTGGCCGCTGATGCTTCTGATCTTCCATTTGGTAAAGCGCTTGGGCGTTTGCCATCCCTTGACCGCACAGACCTGAAAAAGCTGGCCGATCAGGTATCGCGCTGGATGGCGGAATGTCTGTATGAATTTGCTGACCGGTTGCCAGTTGGCACGGATGATGAAAAGGAGCTGTATCAGCGAACTATGGAGGCTTACCGTAATCTGGGTGAATGCTCTCTGATGCTGAACAATCAGCCGCCGTACTGGAAAGAGTTTGAGGCCAAAGGTCTGCTGGAACAGCAAAAGGCTGAATCTGGCATTTTGCGCATGATTGCCCCGGAGTGGTGGCGGCTGCGGTTAAAGCGCGCCCGCGATGTTCAGCGCGAACATTTTGCGATCGCCGTTGGCCAGGTTCAGAAAGCGGCCAGTGCGTATGTTTCCCGCAGCACCCTGGGCGAGTGGATAGAGCAGAAAAAACGCAATGCGGAGTTTTTCAAGAAATTCGACCTGATTAATGACCAGGGCGATCGGGTATCGCTGGCCGATATGGTTCATGGCAGCGTGGCCAATCCGGCGATCCGACGCTGTGAACTAATGGTGCGCATGCGTGGGTTTGAAGATATCGCAAACGAAGAGGGGCTGGCTGGGGAGTTCTACACCATCACAGCGCCTTCACGCTTCCATGCCGTACATAGCAAGGGCGGCTTTGTGTCGCAGTGGAACGGCTGCAGCCCGCAGGACACCCAGCGCTATTTATGCGGCGTATGGGCAAAAGCCCGTGCGGCAATCTCCCGGGCAGGTATTCATGTCTTTGGTTTCCGGGTTGTAGAGCCTCACCATGACGGCACCCCACACTGGCACATGCTACTTTTTATGCGTCCGCAGGATGTTGATGTGGTGCGCGATATTCTTTGCTATTACGCCAGAATCACCGATTCAGAAGAGTTACAGACACCCCACGCGCTTAAGGCGCGTTTTCACGTTGAGCCTATCGATCCGGAAAAAGGTTCGGCCACCGGTTATATCGCGAAATACATTTCCAAAAATATTGATGGGTTTTCCCTGGACGGTGAAACAGATGATGAAACCGGAGAAAGCCTGCGTGATATGGCCAAATCTGTAACGGCATGGGCATCCCGCTGGCGCATTCGCCAGTTTCAGCAAATCGGCGGCGCGCCGGTAACGGTCTGGCGCGAGCTGCGCCGCCTTCCCGGGGAAGAGCAGATTCTGGCAACGGAAGATATGGATAACGTGCGGTTTGCTGCTGATGTTGGAGACTGGCGCGCATACACCGAATGCCAGGGTGGGGCGTTTGTTGCGCGTAAGGATCTGACCGTTCGCCTGGCTTATGAAATTACAAAACAGGGTAACGAGTATGCAGAGGATGTGCAGCGCGTCCAGGGTGTTTATTCACCGCATATCCCAGATTCAGAGATTTGTACGCGCCTGGTGAAGTGGCAGAAGGTTGCGAAGTTGGCCGAAGCGGCAGCGGAGGCTGGTTTTGACCTTGACCTTAATCACCCTTGGAGTTCTGTCAATAACTGTACGGAGGGTGGAGCCCGGAGGCGGTTAAAACTGGAACTGAATAAACGGGGTTATGTTGGTTCTGATGATGAAATAGCCATTTTGATGCGTGGCGGCGGGCTGATTTATGGCCGTGGGGCGCTGATTTACAGGAATGGGCGCCTGAAAGAAAGGAAAGGAGAACCATCACAGGAGCTGTGGCCAGGCTGGGGATAGCCCTGTTTGTCGTATAACTGTGTGAAATATATCAATTAATAGACAAGGTTTGAAAAATTACATTTCACATTTAGAGCTTAAAAGTATACTGTATATTCATACAGTGATTGCATGGGAGGATGCTTGTGCAGGATTTATTGTTTGAAGCTATAGCGTTGCGGCGTATTGCCTTATTCACCAAATTGGTAACGACGGGACGATGTTCTGGAGATGAAAAAGATGTTGCGTTGGAATGGCTGGGAGAGCTTACGGCTGACTTGCAAAAGAAATTGGATGCATATGAAGAAAAGAACCCCCAGAGCGGGGGCGTTTTACGCAGCGGGAGCGGCTTTAAGTAAGTCCAGCGCCATTTGCTTTTGGTTTGGTGAAAGTGAGTTAAGCAACTGCTGAACCAACGCATCACCTGTTTTAGCGCTGGGGCTAAGAGTGTGGGAGAACGTCAAATTCATAACAAAGGTATGCCCACACTCCACATCTGAGCAGGCGCAGTAAATATCCGCAATCTGCAGGTGCTTCCGGTTTGTTTTACGAATGATGGCCTTTGCGCCGCATTCCGGGCATTCAATTTTTAGTACGCGCATATTCCATTCTCCGGCCGTCAAATTATGCCTGGATTTTAGCCTGTTTTGCCTCATGCCGCACCCTTATCAGTTGATTCATCGGCAAAATTCAGGTGCAGGCGCGCAGGAATTTCGGGATCGCTGTTAACTGCTGCCGCAAATCGTCGCTGGATAGGGCGCGATTCGCTTTTTTTATACACGCGCTCTGCTTTTTCAGGGTCGCCAAGCCCGGCAGTATTCTGCGGAACGATACCCGCAAGCCCGGCCGGGAAGCGGTGGGCGTTCAGAATATCCTGCGCGCTGATGTTCTTCACGCTGGCAAATTCATCCTTTGCGGAAATATCCCCCATTTCAATGAACTTGATAGCGTCACCTTCTCCACCTGGAATGTTCACCAGGATGGTGGAGAAGTTCCCGATCCCTTTGCTGTCTCGCAGCTGCTGTTCAATCTCTTCTTCCATTTCATCTGTCATGCTGGGGTCGCGCGTATAAAGAATGCCGCCAGTGTGTGCGCCGTTGTGATAGTAGCGGCGGCGGAAAATGACCGCCTCGCTGTTCAGCAGCGCGGAATGTATCCCGCCGATGTAGTCCGGCAGGCCATAAATGTGCTGCTGCGGGTCATACATCTTGATAAAAATAATGTCCTCTTCCGGGTAAATCAGTGGCTCACCTTCCTGCAGTACCACGTAATCACCTGGCAGGTTGCGATCTTCATCGCGTACCTTTCGGCGGCGCAGGTATAGACCGGGCAGCGCTTCCAGCCCGATAACATCACCCCAGCCATTACGTACTTTGGCGATCGCAACGTCGCCAAAGGTTAAAAAATCAAAGGTTGCTGCTTCCAGTTCGTCATACGTCAGGCCGCCGCCCTGGTAATCGGACATAATCATGTTTTTGCGGGCGTGGATGATGCCACCGTGCTGGCCATTCAGGTTAATCAGCTGTGACAGCGCCAGCCGGTCAATCGGCAGGGTGAAATGATCTGCGCCATTGTCATACCAGATATCACGGTAATCCGTGCCGGTGGTCAGAATCGGTTCCGGCTTGCCGAAAGAAATGATGCTCATTTTTTTTGACGGTTCGGCGCGCTGCCCGCGTTTCACAAATTTCTTTTTCTTCATGCTGCCTTCTTCACTCCCCATCGGGATTTTGGTTTATTTTCATAGTTCAGCGGTTCATTGTGCAGGGCGTGAGTAATCGCCCAGAATGATTCCGCGTGGCCAGTTTCGGGGCTGCGGTCTGCGACAAAGGTCATTGCATTGCCGCTTTGCGTGGTGGTGCGACGAATGGCCATAAAGCTGGCCGGGATCTCTTTCAGGTTTTTATCCCATTCAATACGCTGGCTTTCGACCACATCGGCGGCTTTCAGTACCAGCTGGTTTTTGGTGTTCAGGTCGTAGCGAATCGGAACGGCCACGCGCATGGCAAAGTGTTGGATGTTGTCAAAAACGCCCTGGCCGATGCCGGTCACATCAACCCCCAGATAGGTGAAGTTGTATTTTTTGAACAGGGTTTCGATCTGCTTTGCCTGCCAGCGGAAGTTCATACCCTTCCAGTTGAATACGGCCAGTACGCGGAATTTTTCCGCCGCCAGTTCAGGTGGCGCGATTATCACAAAACAGGACAAATCACCGCTGCGCGCCGGGTCAAAGCCACCCCATACCGGCCGATTACCGAACGGCCGCGCCGCGTTCGGGTCGTGATCCTGCCAGGTCTCAATTTCAACGCCGCAGGCTTCCAGGTCGGAGAAACTGAAAACAGAATCTTTGCTGTCCACGAAAACGCACATATAGAGCATGTTGAATGTGGTTTCGTTGTACCGGTTCCGCAGCTTCTCAATGTTGGCCAGGTTGAAGCCACCGGCGATCGCGTCCTCCATCGTGATGATGTAGCGCCATTGGCCATCCGGGCAGAGTCGGCCACCGTTGCGCATTTCATCGAATAACGGAAATTTGATGGCGCTACGTTTCTTGCTGCCCTGTTTCCACTCTTCACCCGTCCAGAACGGGTACGCCTGGTGCGTTTTGGCGGACGGCGTGGAAAAATAGGTGGTGCGCCATTTGTCGTGTGTGGCCATTGCGCTGGCCACTTCGTTCAGGCGCGCAAAGTTTGGCACCCAAAAATATTCATCACAGTACAAATGGCCACTGTATGACTGCGCGGTGTTTTTGTTGGTGGAAAGAAAACGCAGTTCTGCGCCGTTGCTTAAGCGGATCGGGTTGCCGGTCAGAGTGATGCCAAAATACTGCTCTGCAATGTTGACGATGTAAGAGCGGAAAACCTCCGCCTGTGCTTTTGACGCTGACAGGAAGATTTGCGGATCGCCGGTCATGACCGCATTTTCAAACGCTTCAAATGCAAAGTACCAGGTTGCGCCGATCTGGCGGCTTTTCAGGATATTGCGCACCGCCTGGCCAATGTTCTGGCGAAGGTGCTTCTGATAACCAAAAAGATGCTCGTCTGCCCAGGTGTCGAAATCGTCCTGTGTAAGTGATGAAATATCATTTTTCTTGTATTTGCGCTTACTGCGCGGTTCGTCGTCGTCACAGTCGCGCGGCGCAGCTGCTTGCCCGTTCCCCTGGCCGGTGGCCATCTTCTCTTTATGCTTATTGCTTTGTGCGCGCAGCTTAGTGGCGTGGGCAATCAGCAAATCCATTTCTTTTAAGTCGAGATCGGTTTTATTGTCGCGGCTGGCCAGCAGCTGGTAGCGGCGTTCAATCGCCTCTTCTGTGCTTTCGTGGCTGAGCAAATTAGCCCAGCCGTTTTTTTCTGCCCAGTAGTAAACGATCCGCGCATTCGGCAGATTTAATTCTGATGCAATTTCTTTAGGTGTATAGCGGCGCAGGTAAAGAGCGCGCGCAACGCCTTTTAATTCTTCTGAGTATTTAGCCATAGATTTAATTATGCCGTGGCCAGAGATAAAAAACGGCGGGGTTAATTCGTGACTGTTCGGTAATGGCGTATAACCGAACTGAACAGAATAAAGCGTAATGCGCTGCCGGGTTTAATTCGCAATAATTCAATTCACAGCAGGATATTCAGTAAATCGGCAGGGGAGGAAATATGTGTCGCATTTAAAAACTGATTGGCTGTGTGTTGCTACCGAAGGGGACACCGTTGATGGGCGGGATATTAAGCGGCAGTGGATTATTGATATGGGGGAAACCTACGACTATAGCCACTACGTCGCATTAATCTGGCCAGAGCATGAAGATGATTGTGGCAATTTTGGTGAGGTGCTGGAAGCCACCTGGCACGATGGTGATGATGGGCTAGCTCGTTTGTATGTAAGCCTTTGCCCGAATATGCGCCTGATTTTTGCCAATCATGAAGATCAGCTGCTTTTCTTCTCTATCGAACCGGAAGAGAACTGGCGCGGCAGCGGGCGTACATACCTGAAGGGGCTGGCGGTGACTGATACACCCGCCAGTGTTGGCACTACACGGCTGCGCTTTAGCACGCGGCGTAAATTATCGAAACGGGGATATTACAGTTGCGTAATTTCCCAAGATGGCAAAATTAAACAGGAAGAGAAGATGAAGAACTGGCAGAAATTGTTTGGTATTAAGCCGAAGTTTGAAGATGAAACGCCACCGGAAGATGCGCCAGCGAGTGATGATAAACTTCAGGCACTGGCTAGCGCTCTTAATGAGCTTGAAGGCCGCGTGGGTAAAATTGAAACCCAGCTGAATTCTGTATCGGAAGATGTAGATACAATTGCTGAGGTCGTGGATACAGAAGAATTTTCCGCTATTCGCGATAATGCATCTGAAATCGTTAAACGTTTTAGCGCTCTGGATAAAAAGCCCGGTGGTAATAAATCACGCAATATTCCGGGGAAAGCAGGCAAATTCAAATACATCTAATTCGCCACGCGTAACACCTTAACGACTAACTAATTTATCGCGTTATAGCGAGGGAGTTTTATGTTTTTAAATCAACGTGCACGAAGCCTGATGAAGCAATATTGCTCCGGTCTGGCTGAAAGTTACGGTCAGGAAGATGCCAGCCTTTATTTTTCGTTAACCGATCCGCAAGAAACTAGCCTGCGGCTGGCGCTGCTGGAGGCTGTCGAATTCCTGAACATGATTACCTGCGCCGATGTGGATCAGTTGTCCGGCCAGGTTATTTCCGTGGGTTCTTCTGCGCTGCACACCGGCCGTAATGAGTCCGGGCGTTTTATGCGTCGTGTGGGTGTTGATGGTAATGATTACAAGCTGGTTGAAACTGACAGCTGTGCCGCGCTGCGCTGGGATTTGCTTTCTGTTTGGGCTAACGCCGGGCGTGAAGAAAATGAGTTTTTCAACCTGGTTCAGACCTTCTCTAATCAGGCGTTTGCGCTGGATATGCTGCGCATCGGTTTCAACGGTACCAGCGTGGCTAAGACCACTGATCCGACTGCAAACCCGATGGGCGAGGACGTGAATATTGGCTGGCATGCCCGCATGAAGTCTTTCAACGATGGCAATCAGATTATGACCGATCCGATTGTGCTGGACGACAAAGGCGACTACCGCGGCCTTGATGCAATGGCATCTGATCTGATTAACACCAAAATCCCGGCACAGTTCCGTAATGACCCGCGCCTGGTGGTGCTGGTTGGCGCTGACCTGGTGGCGGCGGAACAGTATCGACTGTATCAGGCTGCAGACCGTCCATCTGAGAAGATTGCGGCGCAGATGCTGGGCAGCACTATTGCAGGCCGTAAGGCCATTATCCCGCCGTTCATGCCGGGTAAACGCATGGTGGTTACGCCGCTGAGTAACCTGCACATCTACACCCAGCGCAACACGCGCCAGCGTAAAGCGGAGTTTGTTGAAGACCGTAAGCAGTACGAAAACAAATATCTGCGCAACGAAGGCTATGCGGTTGAAGAGCCGGAGCTGTACGCCGCAATTGATGAAAGCGCGGTAACTATCGGTACGGTCTCAGAACAACCGGAGGGCTGATAAATGGTACTTTCTCCCGCGCAACGGCATAGCCAGCGTATCGCCACGGAACAGCGCCTGAAACAAAGCCAGGCAGTGGATAGCAGCGAAAGCATGCATGTACTGCTTGCCGCGCTTGAAAAAGATGTGGAATTGGCCAGAAGCCTGCCGGTGATAGCTGATCGCGTCGTGTTAAAGCGTGATGTGCTGCTGCCGCGCTGGATGCCTACTGTGGAAGCCTATCTGGCCAGCGAGCAGAACTACGCCAACCCGATACTGGCCTGGTGTGTGATCTGGCTGTTTGACGTGGGCGATCTGGAAAAGGCGCTGGATTGGGCTGATATCGCAATCAGCCAGCAGCAGGCCACGCCGGAACGGCTGCGCAGCAATTTCCCTACGTTTGTGGCCGATACGATGCTGGCCTGGGCGGAGGAGTCTGCCGGGCGCGGGGAAAGTATTGAACCGTATTTCTCACGCACCTTTGACCGCGTGGCGAATACCTGGCGATTGCATGAGCAGGTTACAGCTAAATGGTTCAAGTTTGCCGGGCTGGAACTGCTGCGCGGGGAAGATGGCCAGAAAACGCCAGCGGCCGTGGATGATGTGGAAACGCTGGAAAAGGCCGATCAGCTGCTGGCTATCGCTGAAAAGCATTATTTCAGAATTGGCGTGAAAACCGCCCGGCAGACTATTGCCGCACGTCTGCGCAAATTGACGCAGGGTTAACGACTACCGCAAGCCAGGCGGGCGCGGTGGAGGGCAGCGCACAGACCGTGCATCTGCGCCGTGGAAACCGGCCAGCCCGCCTTTTTCGGGAGATTTTATGTTTAGTGGCAAGCCACTGGATTACCAGGATGAACCGCTAACGAATAACGGCTTTTGGCCAGATCTGAATCTCAAAGATTTTCAGGAACAGCGGTCACTGCCGTCTGATATTGCCGCCGCCACTATAGCGCAGGCGCTGCTTGCCGCTGCAGTGGAGGTGAATGCCGAGCTGGAGAACGTTGAAGCCAGCTGGCGCGCAAAGGGTTACGCCCTGGCGGCAGATGTGCCAGGGGTAAAAATGGCCGGGCTGAATGGCCTGTGCGCGCAGTACACCAAAGCGGTGTTTGCCAGGGGAAAGGCGGATTTGATGGGGGAATTTGCCACTGTGGGGCGGCGTGATAGCCATCCAGGGCAGGAAAGCCCGGAAACCCGCGCCGGGCTGCTGGCGGAATCTTCGGTGGTGATCCGTCGCATGAAAGGGCTTAAACGCGCAACGGTGAAAAAGGTATGAGCGAGACACAAACGCAGCTTGAAAAACTGACCGCATTTTTTAAGCAGAGCGTACCAGGGCGGGCCATGCAGCGCTTTGACAGCGTACTGGATGAAATGGAGTTCATACCGGCCGCTAAGGATTTGGGGCTGGAGCAGTACCGGCTGGCGGTTATCCGTTATGACGCGGTGCTGAGCTGGGAGCGTTTCCCGTATCGGCTGTGCGCGCCGCAGCTGCTGATGGCGCTGATGGCCGTGTGGCTGGATGAGGCCGATCGCGATTTGTTTGATGATGTCGGGATAACGGAAACCGATCCGCAGTGGGATGTCACGGTGGAGGACGAAGAAACGGCCACTATCGTGCTGACCGTGCCAATGGCGGAAGAGCTGGTGATCCGTGAGGACAAAAACGGCGCTATCCCGTGGGAGGGTAAACGCTGGTCGCTGGCCAGTACTGAAATCTGGACGGCAGTCACCGGCAATATGTACGCCGTGGATCAGGCCGGTGCGCCACTTGGTGAAGCGGAATGATTGCGGGCGGCGAGCTGAATAAAAAACAGCTGGCTGAGCTGCGCAAGGCGCTGGCAGATATGGAGCTGCCACCACGTAAGCGACAGCGCCTGCTGTGGCGAATGGCCAAATATGGCGTTATCGCAGCAGCAAAGCGCAATGTGCGCAATCAGGCCGCACCGGATGGCACTGCGTGGCCAGGGCGTAAAACAAAGCGCAAAGGGAAGATGCTGCGCAATATGCCGAAGCTGCTGCACATCCGGGAAATGCCGGAAATGCAGGCTGTAAGAATCTACCTGCAGGGCGGTGGGTATCGGAACGGGGAAAAACCTGTACCCGCTGGCACCGTGGGCTATGCCCAGCAAAACGGAATGCATGTGCGGGTAAACCGCGCCAGCCAGTCGCAGAAAGGCCAGCCGGGAAAACTGGCAACGGCCGCGCAGGCAAAGAAATTGCGCGCGCTGGGGTATCAGGTACGCAGGGGGAAGCGCTGGAAAAAGCCAACCCTGGGCGAAATAACCGCCTCAATGCCCTATGACCAGGCGGGGCTGCTGATCAGGAAGCTGAGCGGTAAAACGGTGAAAACCAGCTGGACTATCGATCTGCCTGCCCGCGTATTTTTGGGTATGTCAGATGATGAATTTAACAAAGCGCTGGCGCGGCAGCTGCAGGCCATTGGCTACGGCTGGAACGTGAACGCGCAGGATATTAAGGGGAAAGCATGACCTGGCCAATTGTTGGCGTTAACCAGATTAACCAGCTGCAGGGCGAGACTAACGAAGTTGAACGCTGTGTGCTGTTTGTCGGGAAAGGCGCTGTGAACGTAGGCAAAACGCTGGCGGTTAACACCCAGAGCGATTTTGACAAGCTGCTGGGCGAAAGTGACAGCCAGCTGAAAAGCGATGTGATGGCGGCAGTGTCGAACGCTGGCCAGAACTGGTGGGGGTTCATCCATGTACTGGCTGTCGATGCGGAGCCGGATGCATGGGTGGATGCGGTAAGAGCAGCACAGGTGTCTTGCTCTGTTGAAGGTGTGCTGCTGTCTGACGATGTTTCGACGAAAGCCACCATTAACCAGGCGATTGCTCTGCGCTCGGAACTGATTGCGAAGTACGGCCGCTGGGTGTGGTTCATCCTCGCCATCCAGGGGATGCAGGAAGATGAAGCGCAGGCTGATTACCTGGTGCGTATGTCCACGCTGCAGGATGGCATTGCAGAAAAGGCCATTCAGCTGGTTCCGCGTTTGTGGGGTAATGATCCCGCCGTGCTGGCTGGCCGTCTTTGCAATCGCGCTGTGACGATTGCCGATAGCCCGGCTCGTGTAAAAACCGGTGCGCTGGTAAGCCTGGGCAGTGATGAACTGCCGGTGGATGGTGCAGGGGAAGTGCTGGAGCTGGCCACGCTTCAGGCGCTGGAAATGCAGCGTTTCAGTGTGCCGATGTGGTACCCGGATTACGACGGCTTTTATTGGGCTGACGGCCGCACGCTGGACGTTGAAGGCGGGGATTATCAATCCATCGAAACGCTGCGTATTGCCGATAAAGCCGCGCGCCGCATCCGCCTGCTGGCAATCAGCAAGATTGCAGACCGTGCGCTGAACAGTACACCGGGCAGTATTGCGGCGAATCAGTCGCTGTTCATGAAGCCACTGCGCGAAATGTCCACCGCCACTAGCATAAATGGCGTGTCGTTCCCTGGCGAAGTGAAGCCGCCGCAGGATGGGGATGTGACCATTGTCTGGAAGAGCAAAAAGGCGGTGGATATTTACATTGTGGTGCGCACGTATGAAGTGCCGCTGCAGATCACTATCAATCTGATGCTGGATGCCAGCCTGGAGGCTACTGCATGAGCAAACGCATTTCTGGCCAGTCGTTTGACTCTTATATGGATGGCGATCTTATCCATATTGAGAAAATTTCTCTCGATATTACCGATAACACCGCCGCCGCGCAGACCCGTGGTGTACCTGATGGCCACACTGATGGTGATGTGTCGGCAGAAGGGGAAATTGAAGTTAGCACGAAGGTACTGCAGGTGCTGACGGCAAAAGCCCGCGCAGCCGGTTCGTGGCGCGGTATTGCGCCGGTTGATTTTCTCTTTTACGCGAAAGCTGGAAGCGAGGAAATCAAGGTGGAAACGTTCGGCAATAAGCTGCAGCTGTCCAACCTGTTGGATATCGATCCGAAGGGCGGCAGTGTCACCACGCACAAAATTAAGTATTTCGTGACCAGTCCGAAATTCGTAAACATCAACGGTGTCCCGTATCTGGAAGCGGAAGCCACTGAAAACCTGATCGGTTAAGGGGAAGGGATGCAGGAGCATGAAAAGAGCCTTTATTCGCTGTTGATTATGGGCGCGTTAATCGCTGTGGCCAAAGTGCTGGCCAGCAATGACCCCATCACACCGCGCCTGTTTATCAGCCGCGTTATCCTGGGCAGCTTTGTGGCAGTGATTGCCGGTGCCGTGCTGATTCAGATCCCTGATGCCAGTCCGCTGGCGGTACAGGGGCTGGGGGCGGCGTTGGGGATTGCCGGTTATCAGGCCGTTGAATTGTGGTTACGCCGCCGCGCGGCGGGGAAAAGTACGGGGAGCGATAAACAATGACGTTAGGCGAAAAGCAGCAGCTGTTTACGGTGATGATTGGCAATCTGATCCATTGGGCAGAAGAAAAAGGCTATCGCCTGACGTTTGGTGAAGCCTACCGAACGCCGGAACAGGCGGCGCTGAATGCGAAAAAGGGCAGCGGTATTTCAAATAGCCTGCATACCCAGCGTCTGGCCGTTGACTTTAATTTGTTCATTAATGGCCAGTACATGACTCGCACCGAAGATTACCGGCCGTTGGGTGAGTTCTGGGAATCCATCGGCGGCAGCTGGGGCGGGCGCTTTAAATCCAACCCTGACGGCAATCACTTTAGCCTCGAACATAACGGGGTGCGCTGATGAACCGTGTGGCCGTGGTCGCTGTAGTGCTTTGTGTGCTGGCATTTGCCGGAGGCTGGAAGGTGGCAACCTGGCAGCGTGACAGTATCGATCTGGCCATTAGCAAGACGGCCACCGCCACCGGCAAAAAGTTGGCTGATGTGGCCAGCGAATCGGGGAGAAAACTGGAAAACCAGCTGGAGGCTTTGAAAAATGCGCCACCGCGTGAAATACGCACTGAAGTGGTTAAGCCGGTATTCACTAACGTTTGCCTGTCTGCTGAGTTTGTCGGCATGTACAACGAAGCCGCCGCCAGCGCCGAACGTACGTTATCAGGAAAACCTGAAAACTAAGTGCGCCGCGCAGCTGCCGCGCCTGACCGGAACAACGGGACGTGACGCTGCAGAGCTGTTAATTATTTATCTGGATATATACGGGCAGTGCGCTGCGCGTCATAACCAGCTAATTGATGAAATTAATCTACGAGAGAATTTATTAAATGGAAAAAATTAAACTGGTAGTTTGCGGTGTGGATATTGCTTTTGAACCGAACCAGACCGCTTACAACAAATTCATTAATGAAATGGCGATGGATAACAAAGTGTCGCCTGCGCATAACTACCTTAACCGTATTGTTGCGCCAGAAAGTAAAGACGCGCTGGCGGAAATTTTAAAACGTCCGGGCGCAGCGCTTCAGCTTGCTGGAAAAATTAATGAAATTTACGCGCCTGAGCTGGAAATTGAAGTAAAAAACTAAACAATCGAGTCCGGAGTCTTGAGAGTAACGGGCTCGAACAATATTTAATTTTACGCCGCCATTATTTACCGCAGGGTAATGACTCAATTGATGATATTGCTGCCGCCATCTGGCTGGATAATCGTTATTGGGAAAATATGTCCATAGCCACCGCCAACGGAATTGGCAAGGCATTTAAAGGTACTGAATGAAACAGTTAGATTTTACATTAAGCCTGATTGATAAATTATCACGCCCATTAAAACAGGTGCAGGGTAATGTCACGGGCTTTGCTGATAAATCCAATGCGGCATTTAAGCAAATTGGCGGCGGGGTGCTGGGGCTGGTCGGTGTCGGTCTGGCCATTAAGGGCGCGCTGTCGCCAGCCATCGAAATGTTTGATGCGCTTAATGATGCGTCGGCAAAAGGGATTGACGATGGCGCGCTAAAAACGGTGCAGCGCGATGCCCTGGCATTCAGTACAACCTACGGCGCTAGCGCAGTGGACTTTGTTCAGTCTACCGAAAGTATTAATGCCTCCATCGCTGGCCTGACGGGGCAAGAGCTGCCGAAGGTGACGAAAGTCGCCAATACCCTGGCCTTTGCTCTTAAATCCACCGCTGCCGATACGTCGGAATTTATGGGGCAGATGTTTGGCAACTTCTCCGCCGATGCGGAACGCCTGGGCAAAGTCCAGTTTGCGGAACAACTGGCGGGCAAGATGGTGTACATGCGCAAAACCTTTGGCGCGGAAATGTCCACTATCAAAGATTTGATGGAAGGTGCGCGCGGCGTGGGTACTAACTACGGCGTCGGGCTGGATGAACAGCTGGCCGTGCTGGGGCAGCTAAACAGGACGCTGGGAACGGAAGCCAGCAGCGCATACGAGGGCTTTATGACTGGCGCGCTCGATGGCGCTAAAAAGCTGGGGCTGTCGTTCACGGACTCCACCGGCAAAATGCTGTCCATGCCTGAAATGCTGATCAAGCTGCAGGGCAAATACGGCAAAAGCCTGGAAGGGAACCTGAAAGCACAGGCGGAGCTTGATGCCGCGTTTGGCGATAGTTCGGCGGTGGTTAAGCATCTTTATGGCAATGTGGCCGTGCTGCAGCGGAATATCACGGAGCTGGGCGGCGCTGATGGGCTGAAACGTACCCAGGAAATGGCCAGCAAGATGGTGAAACCGTGGGATCGCTTTGTGGCCATCCTGACCGCGATTAAAACCGTGATTGGCCTGACGCTGATCCCGGTGCTTTATCCGGTGCTGAACCGCCTGGCGGATATGGGACAGACGTTCGCCCGCTGGATGCAGATGTTTCCCAACATTGCCCGTGTGGTGGGGTTCGCTGCAATGGCATTGCTGAGCTTTGCCGCAGTCGGGGCAACGGTAAACATTGTCATGGGAGTATCTAAGTTCATCATGCTGGGGCTGGCAGGTGTCTGGCGTATGTTGTCGTCAGTCACGCTGATTTATACCGCTGTTCTCTGGACGGCGCAAAAAGCCGTTATTGTCTGGAATGCTTCATTAGCCGCGCTGCGCGGTGTGCTGTTAGCTGTGCGAATGGCGGCGATAATGTCCGGCATTGCGATCAACTTTATGAGCTGGCCAATTCTGCTGGTTATTGGTGCCATCGCGGCACTGGCGGCAGGTGTTTATCTGCTGGTTAAGCATTGGGATACCGCCTGGAAATTTATCACTGATGGCTGGAATAACTTTGTTGCGATGCTGACCGGCTTTTCACCTGTTCAGGCATTAAGCGGAATGGCCAGCGGTATTGTGTCGTTATTCGACAATGTCTGGCAGACCATTAAAGGCGGTTTTCTGCAATCGTGGAACTGGATTGTTGAAAAACTAAATAAAATTCCCGGTGTGAATATTTCAACGGCAGGCGATAACGCGTCACCGTTAACTAATACCCTTTCCACTGGTGGAGATTTAAAAGGCATTGAACCGGGCGGAATTAATAAAACAATCAGCAGTAATTCAAAAGCGGTAACGGACAATAGCCGGAAAATTGGTGAGGTTCATTTCCATACTCAAGAGGCAATGACACCGGGGCAATTAATGGAATGGCAGGAGCTGAATTAATGAGTGATTTGCTTTATATCGATCTGCTTATTGAAAACGGTGATTTTGTGCTTAACGCCGGTAATGAGCCTGAATTGTGCAACAACCGAAAAAGCATTGGGCAGGATATTGTTCATTCCATTCTGGAAAGTGGTCTTGTTACGCAATTAGTTGCGGAACGAAGCCCAACAATGCGCGCCGATATTTTCACCCAGCTGGAAATACTGATTGAAAGTGATGAACGCATTGTGCCGGGAACGGCGGCAATTAGCGAAGAAAGCCAGAAGCGGCTTTGGGTTACGGCCAGCACGTACGATTTTGGCAGCATTTCTTCACGGGTGGATTTATGACGGAAAAGCCGCAGGTAGATTTTGAAGAGGTTCTGAAAACCAGCGGAATGCCGGTGACGGAAGATGAGGTGAAAGCCCGCTTTAATGCCATCGTGGCCGATGAAGGAATGGTCACGAATACATCCCGCATGTCGCCGTTCTGGCGCTTGATCACTGCAATTGTGACCGCGCCGGTAATGTGGCTGAAAGATGCTCTTGTGGCGGTAGTGCTGACAAATATGTTTGTTGCCACGGCTGGCGGCGCGCTGTTGCGCCTGCTGGCCTGGGCGGTGAACGTGACGGCGAAGCCCGCCAGCGCGGCTGAGGGTGTGATCCGCTTTATCAAGTCCGATGCTAAAACGGCGACAACGGTCAAGGCCGGGACGCTGGTGCAGACTGAGCGAATTAACGGGAAAGTTTACGTGCTGGCCACGGTAGCCGATGTGGTGATCCCTGCTGGCGCGGCCAGCGCGCTGATCGCTGTACGGGCGACCGAAACCGGGGGCGCGTATAACTTAGCGCCGGGGTATTACCGCATTCTGCCGGTGGCCGTTGATGGTATCAGCCAGGTGGCCAGTGAAGAGGACTGGCTGACAAAGCCAGGTGCAGATGAGGAAAGCGACGATGAATTACGCGAGCGCTGCCGCAATCAGTTTAACCTGGTAGGGAATTACCACACTGACGCGGTTTACCGGGCAATGATTGCTGCCGTTACCGCGCTGAGCATTGATCGTATTTTCTTTGAGCATGATGCCCCGCGTGGCCCTGGTACGGCCAATGCTTATTTGCTTCTGGATTCCGGGGTGGCTTCCTCGCCATTTGTTGATGCCGTGAATGATTATATCAATACCCAGGGGCATCACGGCCACGGCGACGATATGCAATGTTTTGCCATGCCAGAAACCCGCCACGATCTGACGGTTACGGTATATGTGCCGAGCGTCAGCAACATGGCAGAAAGTGATGCGAAGTCGTTAAGGTCTGGGGTAGAAAACCTGATCCGCAGTGCATTCAGGGAAAACACGGATTTTGATGTGAAAAGAACGTGGCCATATTCGCGGTTTTCTTTCTCGCAGCTGGGGCGCGAGATCCACAGACAGTTTCCGCAGGCGGATTCTGTGGAATTTTCTCTTAAAGATATTACCAGCGGGCTGAATGTGCCTCGCCTCAATTCACTGATAGTGGAGCTGGCTAATGACTGAATTTCTGAAAAAACTGGTTGGAATGGCGCTACCGTCCTGGATGAATAAGGGCGAGTCGGGCAAGTTGCTGGCCGTTATGCGCCGGTTCTGGGCGGAGGTTTACCAATGGATTACCTGGCCGCTGGCACAGCTTGATCCACTTACCTGCGGTGAATCGATATTAAATCTGATGGCTTATGACCGGGATATATCCCGTTTTGATGGTGAGCCATTAAGCCTGTTTCGTAAGCGCGTTGCCTATGCGTTTGTTAATGCGGCTGATGCGGGGTCTGTCGAAGGATTTATTAATATTTTCGACCGATTGGGGATTGGTTATGTCGAGCTGATGGAACGCCAGCCGGGCATTGATTGGGATGTGATTCTTGTTCGCGTGTCGGATAGCCAGGTTGCCGATAACACGCAGTTAATGATTCAGATAATTCGGCAGTACGGGCGAACCTGCCGCCGCTATCAGTTTGAGGTTATCACGTCTGAGAGCCTGCTTATCCGGGCGGGATGGGATCAGGGTGAGTACATAGTTTATCCGGCAAGGCTTGCCGGAACGGAAACCGGCAGCGCAATTTTTAGCGCAAGTTTGTAAGGAGAAAATATGTCACAGACAGCCATTACTCAGGCTTTTGAACAGTGGAAAGCCCAGCAGGGCGCGACCGGTGAGAGCATTCTGTTGGATGAGTTTGTTTTCGCGAATGTACCTGGACTTGACCCATCATTGCCAGTTGACCGTAGTGAACAGATGCCTCCTGCAGAGCAGATTGTTTACCGCCAGCTGGTAAGCCGAAAAGGCGTTGTAAATGAAAATGCCGTCGTGCATTCCGTTGTTCTGGGGGCTGATGTTGGTGATTTTTCATTTAACTGGATTGGGCTGATTAATAAGGCAACCGGCACCCTTGCAATGATTGTTCATGCGCCGGAACAGCAGAAGCTAAAAACCAGTGAAGGGCAGCAGGGCAATGTTCTTACCCGTTCTTTTCTGATGGAGTATAACGGCGCACAGGCGGAAACAGGAATCAATACACCGGCTGAAACCTGGCAGATTGACTTCACTGCACGTATGTCTGGAATGGATGAACGCCAGCGTCTGGAAAATATTGATATTTATGGGGCTGCATCATTTTTCGATGATGGCTGGCTGGTTAACAAGGCGGGTAGTCAGTACTTTGTTACGCGCGGCATAGGGTATGTTGCTGGTTTACGTGCAGATTTGGCTGAAAATAAAAATATCACCGTTACAGCTAAGCCTGTAAAAGTCTGGATGGATGTTAGCTGGTCGGGGACGTTGACGAGTACCTGGGCAGTGACTGCTAATGTAGTTGTTGCGGAAGCCCTGACTGATTATGTGCAGAGTGGTGTGAAGCATTATGTTTTTGCTTTGGCGGAAATTGATGAAAACGGAAATATTACGGATTTAAGGCCGAAAGGGAATTTGTCAGAGCAGCAGGCTAATAATGATTTTTTGCGGAAAAATGCAAATTTAAGTGATATCACTGATGTGTCAGAAGCTATTAAAAATTTGTCATTAGATGAATTTATTACATTGGCTAAAAATGCACTTTCCCGATCTGGCGGTGAAGTTGATGGCGATGTTGTTATTAAGGGTATTCTTTCTCTTATAGGTCATGAATTGGTGGTTGAAAAGGATAGCGGTTTTTCTGGTATTCATATTAAGAATAAAAGTTCAGAGAATGGAAGCGCCTGTGGAGTCGATTTTTCGTTTGGTGGAGCGATTATGTCGTCAATTATCGGCGGTATAATGGCCAACGGTGCAAACTACCTTGATGTCGCATTATCTTCAGCCGGTAATATATCTGATCGTCGTGTAAATGCACTAACTCTGAATGGCGACATTCGGCAGATGATTTTCCAGAATGGGTGGGAGCTTCAGGGGTACACGAAAAACGCTGATTTTACACAATTGATGGCGGATGCTGGCTGGGTTCGTTTTCCTAATGGCATTATTTTGCAATGGTTCTGGGGAAATACCGATTCAACCGGATGGTCGGCAGGCGGTTTTCCAATCGGGTGGCCAGCGCGCTGCTTTGGCCTTCTGGCTTCAAACGTTGCCAGTACTGCCCCGGCCTCTGCTATTGCAGGCGTGAAGCGACTTGATGATCGTAATATGCAGGTCACATTAATGGAAAGAACAGGTGCCCTTGTATCAAAACCTTTCTTTTGTGTTGGAATAGGATGCTGAAAATGGATAAAAAGATTTTTTTTAGCGCCAAAGAGAATACTTTCTTTTTCGAGTCGATGAAAACGGATTATGAAAAAAAGGGGTACTGGCCAGCTGATTTGCGTGAAGTTTCCCAAGATGAATATCAGGTTTATGCAGGAGAGAAGCCGCCAGAAGGTAAAAAACGTGGTGGAGATAGCTCGGGTAATCCAGTGTGGGTGGATATTCCAGCGCCGACAGTGGAACAATTAATGGAACAGGCCGAGCAAACAAAACGTAGTCTGGTTGACGATGCCGGTGCGGAAATTTCATGGCTGCAGGATGCAGTAGACGAAAATATTGCTACTGAAAAAGAAATCTCGCTACTGAGTGAATGGAAAAAATACCGTGTGCTTTTAATGAGAATTGATATTTCACAAGCCCCGGAAATTCAGTGGCCAGAGGTGCCGGGTTATGTGGCGTGAAGCTCGTCTGGCGTTTTCTGATTCACTGGCTGCGGTTAATTGTTCAATTGTTCCCGCGCACCCGTGGGTTTATGGGCTGGGGCAGCAGACGGAAAACGGCGCTTATCTCAGCCCGGCCAATGCCGTGGCTTACCTGGCTGAAAAAGCCGCCGGTATAGGCGGCGCTTCTGACGTTGTGATCTTGATGGTGGCCAGCCAGTCGCATGACAGCTTTATGAACAGCCTAAGCCAGCTGGTTGATGTATTTCCCGCACCGGCTTTCACGCAGGTTAAGCGCCTGGCGCAATCCGCCGCGCAGCTGGCCAGCGAAAAAATGCAGATCCCGGCCGGGTTAAATGGTGGCCTGCCGGTGGCCATGCCGCTATCGGTTCCAACAAATCGGGCTGCGCTGGCCGCTGCAGCGGTAAAGAAAGCCCAGGAAGATGCGGCGCTGCCAGTTGATATGGATGCGCTGCAAAAGCAACTGGATGATTTTGCGCAGCTGCGCACCGGGTTAATGCAGGAGATTGCCAGCGGTCTGGATGACCTGAAAACAAAATCAGCCAGGGCGTGGGTATTTACGGCCAGCGGGGATCTGGCCACTAGTCTGCTGGCACTGGTGAAAGATATTCCGCTGCCATCCGCCGTTCACACTGCAGCCATGATGCTGGTCGGGGATAACCTCGACGGGATAAAAGGAATGATTCATGACCTCGATCACAACGCTGGCGCTTAATGGCGAAGCCATCCCGCTGAAAAATATGCGTGTCACGCTTACGCAGCAATTTCAGGATAAAGACCAGTCCGGCCAGACCAGTGCCACGACGAAATCAGAGCAGGGCGTAAAAGGCAAAGAGCTGCGTGTGTCGGGAGAAATTCCGTTCAAGTCTCCTGATGTGCTTAAGCGTGTCTTTGAGCTGGCGACGGCCACCGATAGCAGCGGCCAGCGGCAGAAATACCGTGTAGCCCATGAAATGGCGCGTGCGGTTAATTTCCGTGAGGCAACATTCACGGGGTCGCTTGATGCCCCCCAGCAGGATGGGAAAATGGCCTGGCTGGTGACGTTTACGCTGACTGAACATATCAGCGTCCAGGAAAAGCGAGAGGCAAGGGCAGACAGCAAAACTACTGCCAAAAAACAGACTGCTGGCGGAGCGGGAACAGGGGGCGGACAGGATGCCGCCGAGGATGAAGAGAAAATGACGTGGTTTGAACGCAAGGTGCTTAAGCCGGTCAATGATGCGCTGGAGTAAGCATGAAACCCGTTAAACGTCTTTATCTATCCAGTGATGAAGTTCATATTGCCGATGCAAAACTGGTGCTGGAGCTGAACAGCTGCGGCCGCGGGTTTATCACGGCACAGACCACCCAAGACTATACCGGCAAGCTGGTGCGCCTCGATGTGGGTTACACCGACCTGATCCTGCGCTGGTTTACCGGCTATGTTGAGCGCTCGCAACCGGCAGAAAACGGTTTTCAGCGTCTGTTTGTGCGTGAGCTGGTCGGCGTGTTTGAAAAGTCGTGGCCATGCTCGTTTCAGCATCCAACTTTGCGCAAGGTGGCCAGCTGGCTGGAAGAAAACAGCGGCATTACGGTGAGCGTGCCAGATGCTGAATATGCAGATAAACCGATCCCCCATTTCACCCACAGCGGCAGCGGCTACCAGCTTTTGAGCAATCTGGGCAAAGCCTTTGGTATCACGGATTACATCTGGTATCAGCTGCCGGATGGCGGTTTATATATTGGCGGTGCGGAGCTGTCATTATTCGCCGGTAAAGCCGTGGATATCCCGGCAGAGTTCAGCCAGGGGGCGGCCGGTGGCAACACCATGACACTGCCGGTTGTTCAGAGCCTGAGGCCGGGAGTGGAAATGAACGGCGAGCGCGTGACGCGTATCCAGCTGAATAACGACACGATGGATGTTACCTGGACACCGCGCAACAAAACCACGGGGGAGGCGCTGCAAAAAAGCCCGCTGCAGCGCCAGGTAGAAAGCCAGTACCCGGAGCTGGCTGCAGGTCTGCACCTGCCGAAATTCGCCAGGGTGCTGGCACCTACGGAAGCGGTAAGTAGCGGTAATTTTGCCGATCCATTCCGCCCGCGCTATGCGGTGAATGTGCAGCTGCTTGACGCAGACGGAAACCCGGATAAGCAGACACCTGTTTATAACGCTGTGCCGCTGCCGGTGCCGATGGCCGGGAATGATTCTGGGATGTTTCAGTTTCCGCCAGAAGGGACAAAAGTTGAGATTGGATTTACCGGGGGCAGGCCAGATAAGCCATTTATCCGCCAGACCGTGCCGGAGGGGAGCAGTCTGCCGGATATTAAACCGGGGGAGCAGCTGCAGCAGCAGCGCGCGGAAGTATCGCAGCGTGTCACACAGTCGGGGGATTGGGTGCGCCAGACTGACCAGGCGATCAGTGAAACATCAATGGCCAGGAATATCAAAGCCGATGCGGAAGCCCGCGAGCTGGTAAGCCGTGAAACCACAATCAAGGCGACGGACAAGACTACGGTTCTGGGCGCGGCCACGCTGATGGCTGGCGCTATTGTGCAAATCAGTACCGGCAATTACAGCCAGGCAGTGAAGGGAAACTGGCTGGCCAATGTCGGCGGCAATGCCGAAATGAAGATTGCTGGCGATCAGTCTGTGAATGTTGCCGGGAGCCTTACGGAGCAGATCGGGAATATCCGCAAAAGTGTGGCGGCAGCACAGCAGCAGATTATTGCGCCAGTGGTCTGGATTGGTTCCGATAGCGTGAACATCGCGCAACTGATGCTGGACACGCTGGACGTGTTGCAGCAGCTCGCAGAGCAAACGGCCAGCCACACCCACAGCAATACAGGTGCACCGGAGAATGCCAGCGCCATACGTGCCGCCAGCCAGAAGGCTGAGCAGCTTAATGGCAAGTATTCGCCAGTCATTGGCCAGTAGTCCAAAGCACTAAACGAAAGCCCGCGTAATGCGGGTTTTTTTATGCCCGCCATTTAGCCCACAGAAAGCAACCTACCGCACCCACAAGCCAAAACAACCCAGCGGGATACCTGAAATAGATCAGGCGCACAGCGCTGCGCTGGCTGCGCCTGAACGTGACAAAATAAATCTTTCCACGACGGAAACGGCGCTACACCGCACCCGCCTGCGGGTTTTGGATCGTAAAAATATTTCAGTTGGATTTTTCTTCAAAAGATATCGCCAGCCCGCGCCAGTTCTGGCGGCTTTGCTGAGATTGGAAACTGAAAAGATTGAAAAGAATTTCAGTATTTTTCAGTTTGAAGGATCTGCGGAGGATCTAAGTAAAAAATCAAGATGTTGAAAAGTAAAAGAAAAATAAATTTTACGTGAGGTTTAGAAGATCAATCAGCGCTGGAAAGCAGGGCAAAGAAAAGCCCGCAATTCCAGGAGTGGAGCGGGCTGCGTGGCAATCACCAGTTTTTCAGAAACTGAAAAGTGTGGCGTTACAGTTTGCCTTCATGAACGCTGACATCTACCACGTTTTTGGTTTTCAGGTCGATGGTGCAGGCGTAGGTCATGTTCATTTTGGCGTTAAAGCCATTGGTGAATTTTACCTTATCGCCGATGTAGGTCAGCTGGTTCTTTTTCGAATCAATCCGCGCGTGTGAAAAAATGGTGTCTAAAATTCCGTCAGTCCATTCATATTCATATTTTGCGGAACGCTCGATCAGTGGTTTGCATTTACTGACTGCATCAACCAGGTTCTGGTCATAGTTGCATTGGGTATCTGTGTTTGAGCATGTTTTTGGTGCCGCAGCTGCCTGCTTATCATCACCGCTTCCGATGAAGTACATCACAGCAGCGACAATCACAATCAGGATTAGACACCCGCCCAGTTTTTGTTTTGCGCCAAAGCCGGGATCTTTAACCCCACAATGCGGGCAGGTCTTTGCAGAGGTAGAAACTTCTTTTTTGCATTCTTTACATTTAGTTAGTGCCATAATCATATCCCTATAAAATCAACGGCAAAATGATATCGATAAGAGTGCAAAATGTAAAAAGCTTTGATATCAATATGATGTAGACATACGACATTGCGAAATTTCGGGTTGTAAAATTTTCTTCGTGGGAGCATATGCAAAAATGCTAAAAACAAAGCTGTTTGGTGAAATCTCTGTGCCATCAAGTTTAGGCGAGCTAATTGAAGTAACAGAGAATCATTCAAGGCACAGAGCCAATGTCTACATGTGGCGGGGGCAAGGAAATATAGATTGGCCAATCCATAGCGCAGCGTACAGACGATTATATCTTACTCACCGCCGTGTAACCGAAAGAAGAATGAGACTCTATGAACTTGAAATTTTGAGGAAAGCGCGCCACAAAGGATATGGCTATGAGGAAGGGCGACGATTAGCTGACTTTGAGGTTTTGGCAAAACTCCAACATCATGGCGCAGCAACTAGATTGATCGATTTTTCAAGAAATGTTCTCGTTGCATTGTGGTTTGCTTGCCATTCTGAACCCAAAAAAACTGGGCTTCTTTTCGGTATCCAAGCTGATTTTGTGCGCGGTCAGGAAGGTGAGGCAGAGGAACGGGAATACGATCAAATTTTCATCGAGGGTGTAAGTGAAGCGGGAGCTATAACTTGGGAACCGCCTGCAGTTACGAAAAGAATTGCCGCTCAAAGTGCCCAGTTCATGTATAGCATCGTAAGTGAAAGCCCGATGGGCAGTTTGGATTTTGATCAAAGACCAGAAGCATACCTTGCAATAGGCATCACCCCAGAAATGAAGAAAAAATTTTTAGAACTTCTTGAAGGGACTTTTGATGTGAGGCAACTAACTTTGTTTCCTGATCTTGATGGGTTCTGTCAGGCTAATACAGAACATCATAAGCGTTGGGATAATGAAAGGTGGTGATCCATCTGTCTTTATGCCGCCACTTTGCCGCCAATGGCTTCAAAGACTATAGCTAAATAATTGATTCTTAATGATTATTTTTTCAGGCAACAAAAAACCCATCAACCTTGAACCAAAACGGCGGGGTTGATGGGCTCCACAAATTGGGGACATCAAAGAAAAGCAGTGGCACTAGTTATGACTGACACCTTGAGGAAAAGTTCTACATATCTGCAAAAAATTTTCACTTAAGGGACAACTTCAGTTTTATCCTAAGCCTGGCCAGATGATGATGATGAGTGTCCCCGCCAGTGTCAGCAGCACGTTGGCTATCGCGTAGGTGCCTGCGTAACCGAGTGCCGGGATATTGCTACGCGCGGTATCGCTGATAATTTCCATTGCCGGTGCGCAGGTACGCGCCCCCATCATGGCGCCAAAAAGAAGCGCCCGGTTCATGCGCAAGACATAGGCGCCGAACAGGAAGCAAATGATCACCGGCACCAGGCTGACGATCAGACCAGCAATCAGCATTTGACCGCCAATTGCCCCTAACCCCTGACCGATGCCACTGCCTGCGCTTAAGCCAACGCCCGCCATAAAGACCATCAGGCCGAACTCTTTCACCATATTCAGTGCCCCCTGCGGGATGTAGCCAAATGTGGGATGGTTAGCACGCAGGAAGCCCAGCATGATCCCGGCGAACAGCAATCCAGCGGCGTTACCGATGCCGAAACTGAAGTTGCTGAACTGGAAGGTGATCATGCCGATCATCAGACCAATAATGAAGAACGCACAGAAGGCCAGCAGATCGGTGACCTGGCTGTGAATCGAGATAAAGCCAATACGATCCGCGATTGTTTTCACCCGGCGCGCGTCGCCGCTGACCTGCAATACGTCGCCTTTGTTGAGCACCACGTTGTCATCAATTGGCATTTCAATCTGCGAGCGAATCACGCGGTTCAGGAAGCAGCCGTGATCGGTGAGCTTCAGTTGCGCAAGACGGCGTCCCACGGCATTGTGGTTTTTCACCACGATCTCTTCCGTGACGATCCGCATGTCGAGCAGGTCGCGGTCGAACACCTCTTTGCCGTTACGAAAGCTGGGGTCGAGGCGGGCGTGAGCATCCGGATAGCCGACCAGCGCGATTTCATCACCCATCTGCAGCACGGCGTCGCCGTCCGGGTTTGCCAGAATACCGTTACGACGGATGCGTTCAATGTAGCAGCCAGTTGCGCGGTAAATGCCGAGCTCCCGCAGGTTCTTTCCGTCCGTCCAGGCGACCAGTTCCGGGCCGACGCGATAAGCACGAATGACCGGCAGGTACACCTTCCGGTTCGTGTCGGTGTCCAGACCGCGTTCACGGGCGATTTGCTGGGCGCTGGTTTGCAGATCCTGATGCTGTAATTTTGGCAGATAGCGTGCGCCGACGATCAGGCTGACCAGACCGATCAGGTAGGTCAGTGCGTAGCCCAGGCTCAGGTTATCCAGCGCCCGGGAAAGCTGTGCGCTCTCCATTCCAAAATGGCGCAGCGTATCGCCAGCACCGACCAGAACCGGGGTAGACGTCATTGAGCCAGCCAGCATACCGGCCGTCAGGCCGATGTCCCAGCCAAATAGCTTACCCAAACCGAGGGCGATCAGCAGCGCGCTGCCGACCATCACCAGAGCCAGCATCAGGTAATTCTTCCCGTCCCGAAAAAAAATGGAAAAAAAGTTAGGACCCGCTTCAACGCCGACACAAAAAATAAACAGCATAAAGCCCAGATTCAGTGCGTCAGTGTTAATACTGAAATGCTGTTGCCCTAATAAGAGAGAGACGACTAAAACGCCAATGGAATTACCCAGTTGGATGGAACCCAGACGCAATTTACCGAGACACAGGCCGAGAGCCAGTACAACGAATAATAACAGGATGTAATTCCCATTTAACAAATCGGCGACGTTTATATTCACGGAGACTAACTTCTTGTTTACGAGTAAGCTGTTGAAAGAAATGGTAATTTAGGCTACTGTTTTGCCATCAAATAAGGGCGATTGTGACATATTCACAGCCCGAATATAAGCGGCACAACAATATAATCTGGCTAGTTTAATCTCATTACGTATCAACGGCTATAAGAATCGTGTTGGCGTATTTTGGCACGGAATGCTGAACGGCTTTATCTGACTGGACGCCTTTGGCGAAAAGTGTGTTCGATAGAGACAGTGTCAGGAGAAAAGATTGAAATATAAGCATGGTTGGGTAGGAGCGGTCTGCTGCTTTGTGCTCTTTGTGGTTGTCTGTCTTTTTCTGACGATGAACATGAAAGGGGCATTTCGGGCGGCCGGGCATCCTGAAATTGGGCTACTGTTTTTTACGCTGCCAGGCGCGGTCGCCAGTTTTTGCTCTCATCGCCGGGAGGTGATCAAACCGCTCCTTGGCGCGATGCTTGCGGCACCTTGTTGTTTGCTGCTCACGCGTCTTTTCTTTACGCCCACTCGCTCGCTGTGGCAGGAGATGGCGTGGTTATTCAGCGCCGTATTCTGGTGCGCTTTGGGAGCCTTATGCTTCCTGTTCATTAGCAGTTTGTTCAGACCGCGACAGCGTAAAAACCAATAA